AAATAAATACGGTTCTATGTCCCCAGTAATAACAGCAAATAAATCAGTTGACCTATCTAAAACACTCTTTTTAACAAGTACAATACCAGAAATTAGTAGTGTTCAGCCTGTCGTTCAACCTGTCGTTCAACCTGTAGTTTCACAACCAGTAGTTCAACCTGTAGTTCAGCCTGTAGTTCAGCCTGTAGTTCAGCCTGTAGTTTCACAACCTGTAATTCAACCTGTAATTCAACCTGTAGTTTCTCAACCTGTAGTTTCTCAACCTGTAGTTCAACCTGTAGTTTCTCAACCTTTAGTTTCTCAACCTGTAGTTCAACCTGTAGTTTCTCAACCTTTAGTTTCTCAACCTGTAGTTCAGCAACCTAATCTTCAATCTATCGTTCAATCTATTACTCAACTTATATCCCAACCTATATCTCAATTAACTTCCCAACCCAGTATTCAACCTACTGTTATTACAAATACCCAAAATAATTTAGACAATCTAACAAAAGTTCGTTTATATATACAACAACAATATAATGGTAAAATAGTTACAAAGGCTGAATTACAAGAAATAATTAATTCACTTTAATAAAAATATTATTCAAAGTTGATACAGCATGTTTCAAAAATCTTAGATATAACTAAATAAGGATCAGCATCACTAAGGGGTCTATTATCTTTTAAATATCCTTTATTTTCGCGTTTTACTTTATCTGTTAATAAAATATTAACGTCATTATTATCAGATTTGGTATTTATTTTATCTAAATTATCGCCATACACTAAAAGATGTTCACTATGTTTATTCGTTAAATTTTGAATATATGTATTTAATTTATGAATACCATCATTATCTCTTGTTTCACTTGTGCTAAAGTTTACATGTAACCCTGATGTATTCCACGGATGTGGTAATGGTTTTGATTTATATGAGATATCAATTCCAAATTGTTCAGATAATTTAATTAATATATAACGAGCTACGATTAATTCATCAGCCGCAGATATACCTATGCATGGACCTATTTTAAATTTCCATTGATTAGGTGCATTTTCTGCGTTCATTCCTGATATATTAATGCCCGCATTAATACAATACAGATAATGTTTTTCTGCCAAACTGCGCATAACGATATTTTGACTTCCTACACCGCAATAGTAATCTCCTTGCTCTTTAGGAAGTTTAGGATTTTTAAAAAATAGAGGTGTTGAACTAGGATATGTATATTCATTACACATCATGAAATATTCTTGTTTTAGTTCAAACCATGGTTCTAATTCTTTTTTTCTCTGAAAACAATCTCGGGCAATGATTCTCTTATTTGTTGTTGTGGGAATAATTTTTGTGCTGTTATCATAGAAAGTATCACATAATACAAGTAAAGACTGTTCTTTTTCAAAAAAAGGATTATCATAATAAGCGATAGGATTTAAAATAATTTCTGTATCATCATTATTATGTATTTGATAAGTAAATTTACCATCACATTTCCATTGATCGATATTTAGGTCATTTTCTTTTATCTTTATAGTTTTATACTTAGAACGTAAGTTAGTTTTTCCATCTAACCAAACATATTCTAAAATAAGTGTTCTAGTATCATTTGTAATTTTATTATTCATATATTAAATATGTCTATAATAAAATTAGATAAGTTAATTTTAATATTATTTCATTTATGAAAATTTTGTATAAAGTCTACTAAATATAAAATAACCAATTATAATTCCAATAATAAAAAATATATTTTTTAGGATGTATATATAAATATATAACCAATTTTCCATCCATTTGGAATGATGTAAATGTGTTGTGTATATCCCTTGTTGATCTCTTATATATATTAATGGTCTGCCTTCAAAATATTGTGGTTCTAATACTATAACCTTGTTACTATTTAAGTTATTGACCCATCTCGATAATTGAAAAGGACCTGTTGTATCTAATATCAGCCAATCTTTATTTTTAAAATATTGTTTATTCCATGGGATTGTTTCTAAAAATTCAAGTATCATACTGTTATTTGATTTAGACCAAATTATTCCATTATTAACAACTTTAAAAGGTATATACTGCCAAACCTGCATATAGTTAAGAACTAAATCATTATTTTCAAAAAATTCTAAAATATCGCCATCGAGAGGTTTGTTTACTGATATATCCATGTCTAAATATAATCCGCCTATTTTATATAGAATAAGCCATTTATATATATCTACTTTTTGAATAAAATGATTACATTTTTTAATACTTTCTCTAAAGATATCTTCATTCGTATTATTCATAAGTTCTATTAGTTCCGTTTCGGACCAAATACGAATTTGAAATTTAGGATTATATTTTTTAAATTTATTTATATTTACCATATATTCTTTAGGTGTATTATCAATACCCTGAAACCAAATAAAATGGGCAAAATACACCATATATTAATTAGTGTTTAAAAAAATATTATAAACAAAATATTTTTTTAAAACAATAATTTAGAAATCAGTAGATAAGCGATTATTGAAAAAAATAATAGAATAAGAAACATCTATACCATTTTTTACATCAATTTTTTTAGCAAAATAGAGAGATGACTGTGAAGGTGTGGGCGATATTCTCTTAATTTGTTCAGTCACTATAAGATGATTATAAACATCATCAATAAATTTAGGCACCTGAAGATTTTTTGGAACTTTACATACTATATTTTTTATTTTCTTTAAAATTGAAATTGCTACTAATTCACTAAAGGACATTTTGCCTAAAGATAAATCGATAGATGATGAATCAATATAACTATGACCTCCCCAAGGCGGGTCTAAATATAGTATATCTATACTATTTAAATCAGCTGTAGTTTCAATATATTTTACAATATCCATATTCACAGCCTTTATTTTACCAAGGAATGCTTTATCATTAATTATATTTGATATATTTGATAAATTTTTTTCTAAAACTTTAAAGGTATCTAAATTTATTTCAATAGATAAAATTGATACATTTTCCGAATTAAACAGTGATGCTAGAAACATACTATCTACTCCTACATTAGCGGTTCCATCAATAATATTGAAAGGGACAGATTTAGAAAATGGTATATTACCACCATAAAATGAACGAACAGAACTCATATGATCAGGTCGTAAACAACTATATTTGGATTCTTCAACAATAACAATTTCTCTATAATTTAGGGGACTATTATAAAGTCCAGCCATTTGAATAATATGATATGAAAATGAAGTTTCTATATTACTCGATGTCGTATTTTTTTTTGTAGAAAGCATATATTTTTGTTCAAGTTTGCGTATATTATTTATATGTATATAATTATCTTCCAATTCTATACGATGTCTTAATAATTCATTTTTTAAAGCATTTGTGCTAATATCTAAATTTAATGGGTCAATACTTAAAAGTATAACACTTACAAATGTAATTATATTACTATATGTATCTTGAAATATATTCTTTGATATATCTTTTAAATTATTTAAAGTATTTGATGTATTTGTATTTTTTTCATAAAATGCTATATTGGAAGATAGTGATGTATCGTTCATCTGAGTGTAAGATTTGAATAATTCAATTAACTTGGTTTTTAAAGTTTCAGTAACCCCATGAAACCCCTTACATACTAAATATGTTTCTGATGTATAGCAATTTATTGATGATGTAGTAACAAATTCAATAGTTTTAAATAAATTAGACAATAATAATAATATAGACACAGTTAATGGTTTAAAGAAAGTAAATTGTTTAATACACATATTTCCTCCCCTTTTTAATATCATTAAACCATTCAAAACGTGTCCAAAATATATAGTTGAATACATAACTTCAAGATTATTAATATCTGTAAAATTATTCACACCAATATTACTAATGTATAAATCAATTCCATGTTTATATTGGGTTAAAACAGCTTTTTGTATTAATAATAGATTATCAATATTTGAAAAATCACCATTCATATTATATTTTTTCATACCAATCCAATTATCAGGGTATTTTTCATAAATCCCATCTTTATCAACAATATTACTAATTGTGCCTTCAAAATTTAATGACTGACTATTTGCTGCTAACCAATTTAATTTAATATTATGTGTTTTACAATAATGATTTACAGCACTAATAGAAGAATCAGGTAGTTCTACACAAAAAAACACATTTATTTCTTCATTTTTATCAATAACATTATATGTATTAAAAATTTCACTAAAACTTAACCAAGATGAAGTAACTAATTGTGCATTTTTCCTATTTTCATAAAAATATTTTAAAAATGAAAACATATCGACAATTTGAAAATAGGAAGGGTCTATTGGGTCTAAAGCCAATTTTGCTTCATTTAAATACCTTTCAACATCAACAAATTCAAGATATGTAGTGATTTCTGATATTCCTTCTTTTGGGAGTGGATAAACAATATCAGAGTATTGAAATAGATTAGGAGAATTGATATTGTAGGTTCTGCTTAGCTTATTATATAAATGTGAGATATTTTCTATTGCATGTGAAACGGATGCCATCTATAAATATATTATATACATATAATATATCTTCTTATTTTCTAATTATATGTATAAGTTTTTAATTTTTATTGGATTAATAATGTATATTTCAATAAAATACTATTCTATACTTGTGACCCTTATACATTTCTTAATATTTAATAATATTTATATACTGTCTATTTTTTTCTTTTTATCAATTTTATATAAATGGCTTAAAAAGCGAGGTGTATACAATAATAATATTTTAGATTTATTATTTCAACAAAATAATAATAAGAACACTTTAAAATCAAATATGGTCTATTTTCAAAAAAGAAATGTATCAACATTAACAAAAAAAATAATTGCTAGTAATCAACAATGGAAGTGTGCCATTTGTAATGAAATAATGGACTATACATATGAGATTGACCATCATATTCCACTTTTTAAAGGAGGAACAAATGATATTACTAATCTAATGGCTTTATGTCGTAACTGCCATGGTAAAAAAACTATATTAGAAAAAATAGCAACATAATATATATAATTAATGGATAATTCAATAGAATTAGATATTATTGTTAAAATACTAGACATTAATTATACTATAAATTATAATAATAGTAGTCTTATTAATAAAAATAATGTTAAAGAAAATTCTAATTTAGAATGGGATAAACAAAAATGCTTAATGTTTCTACAATTTGAAACAAAAAATATGGATATTATTAATAATATTGTAGTAACTTTATATCCAGTAAAATTGGAAGAAGAATACAATATTGATGCAAACACATATTATTTTAAATTTAATATGGACAATATACTAAAAATAATGAATAAATACATAGACAATGATTATTCATTATTAATGAGAAATACAAATAAAAATATAGGACTACTAAAGTCAAAATATACAAATATTTATGAAACATTGATTGAATTTATACATATAAAAAAAAGATTGATATTTTGTTTGGATAGTATTCTTAAAACAATAGTTAAAATACCAATTATAGTCCAAGGCAGACAAGTATTGCGAAAATATAGGGTTCCTCCTAATCAAATGGTTTTTGATAAATTTAATATTAAAAATAATATATGTCATCTTACTAATTTAGAAGGTGACCGAATTTTTCTGTTAAGCATTTTAAAAGAAATAATTGAATTAATATTTAATCATATTTACATTAGAGATAGCGATAAACAAACTGATATTTTTTTATATACTTCATATAGGAATTTAAATATATTATCTAAGAATTCATATAGTGGAAAAACAATTAGTGCTATATTTCGTATTGTAACTTTAATATATTCGGGTGTTAATATAGAAAATGTATTTTATATTGTATCAAATCAAGTAAAAAAAAAAAATCTAGAAAGCTTTTGGATAAATTATATTGAACCATACTTGGGTTATATTATCAAAATTTATACAGTTGAAAGTTTTATAAAACATATGAATAATTCAATAGAACATTTACTTATTGATATAAATTATTATAACAATATAGAAAATATTAAAATAATTGAGGACTTTGTAAAAGCAAACAAAACACAAATAACATATGTTGGAAATATACATTATTCTAATTATTTTTCAGAAATTATTCAAGATACAATTATTATAGATGATCTTGAATTTGAAAAAAAAGAAATTATATATAAAAAATATAAAGACATATGCGATTATTTTAATATAGAAAATTCTATATTCATTTTAGATAATAAAGTTCCATTGGACATAAAAAATAATATTAGAAATAATATGTCACGTGAAAATATTTATAATCCAAAAAAAATTAATATGGAAATATTAGATGGAATGGAATTTATATCAAGTTACATAGTATATAATAAAATTTCGGATATAAAGTTAGGTAATGATATACTAGATGAATTATTAAAAAGATCTGCGAAAGAATGTATTATTTTTCTGGACAGTGAAATCCCAGAAAAACTGATAATAAAAAATAGTGATTAAATATGACATATGAATCAAAGTTATAAACTTACATTACAATCTATATACATTTGATATCTTTTTGGAATATTCATTAATTACATATAGATATATAGTTCGGGCCTCATTAGAAATAGAATATTTTGAAATTCCATCTATATCTAATAGTATTTCACTGAACATCTTATCAATTGCTGTTCGATTACACATTAATTCTGGGTTATCATCTACATTTAACCAATATTGACTATAGGATTTAGCCATTTTCTCATTATAACCAGTTCCTTTTAGATCTGTAGTTGCATTCTCAACTATTTTTTTACAATTATTTATTATAATAGATAATTTTTCTTTACTTGGGTTTGATGTAAACATACTATACATTACTAACATTCTTAATATCTATGAAGTTTATGATATTTACTAATGTTTATATCACAAATTACATCAATTTTTAATTGTTAATAATAGATCTTCAAAAAATAGATACATTGGTCAACTAACACGATCACATTCTTTTTGTGTTATTATACCAATATCTTTTAATAATTGTAAAACTCTATCTTTACAATCACTCGATTTTACCATTCGTAATAGTTCTTCTTTACTAATATCATATTTTTCAAGTATATCTCTAAATTTAGGAGGATTACTAATTATTTGCTGAACAATTAATTCAATATACAAATGATAATTATCTGAATTCATATGATAGTTATTGGCAACACGCTGACGGGTATCATTATTCGCATTAATACTATTAATTTTACCCAATAATCTACTACTTTTAACTGTAGTATTACATTTATGTGAAATTGTTTTAAACAGTATAAATACACTTAAAATAGTGCTTGTGCAATGATGGTGAAACAAATCCCACTCTAAATCAGTGTATAGTGCATTTTCATAATATATACTATCAACATAGTTATTTAATATATTATTAATTATAATAATATTATCAAAACTATATTGACTTATGTTTTGATATAAACTATCAAAAACATTAATCGGTAAATTATATCGCTCTAAATCAAAAAGAGTATAAATAGTATCAATGTTAATATTTTTATTATTGAATATTTTTTCAGTAGCTTGAAATATATCATAACTTATATCCTTACACGAAAATGATTTAATATACTCCATCATATTAGATAAATCTAAACATTTTACTTTAGAGTGAATACGCATCATTTCTAAGGTGTTAAAAATAATACGAAAATCACCACAAGCATTTTGTATAAGTATGTTTAAAAAAGGTGAAGTAATATATTCAGTCATCTGTTCGTTTTCTACAATACGCCAGAAATGGTTATAAAGCATAAATTGTGGTGGTGTTTCAATTGTAAAAATATTACACGATTTTTTTAATTCATTTAATTTTTTTAACCCATTTGAACTATAATTCGAAATATTACTCGTTAAAATAACGGGAGCAAAATAATTATTTTTTCCAAGATAATATAGCAGTTTTTTCATGCCACCTTTATCACCAAGACTTAATCCATCAATTTCATCCATAATAATAGCTATTTTCTTTGTTTCATAATTCAATAGTGACGATATATTTTTACTATTTTTAAATATATCTTTAAATATATTGTCTATATTTTCAGCATTACGTGTATCACTAGCATTAAATTCAATTACATCAAAACCTAATTCCGATAAAATTACGGTTGCTAAGGTTGTTTTACCTATTCCTGGACCGCCAATAATAATTGAATTTGCGTTATTTGATTTTTTCTGATATGCTTCTAAATAATAATTTTGAAGCCACTGTTTTATTTCTATAATTAATTTTTGATTGCCTATATATTCATCTAATTTTTTAGGACGATACTTTTCATACAATATAGACATAATATATTATTGTTATCATATCATATTTTTAATATAATACGAATATATCAAAAATATAATAAAAATATTAGTCCATTTACACCTTAATTTTACTGTCTTGAAATATCACAATAATAACGCTTTAATAAACAAATGATAAATTTATAACATTCATCCACTTGTTTTATAGCACGAGCACCAGTAATAATAATTTTACCACTTTGAAATATGGATATTGTAATTTTACGACAACAATCGTCAGGGTCTAATGTTCCACGACCTTTACCCTTACAAGTTGAACCAACATTACATTTGCAGATACCTGACTTTATTCCATCATATAACCCTGTCTCTACATCAATATTACCATTATCTTTTTCACTCCAATAAAAACTTGTTTTTACCCCTGGATAACTATCACTTTCATAATTAACCACTAGATTATACTTAGAATCTATAATTTCATATAATTTTTCACGTCTGATTTTAAAATTACACGCAAAATCACTATTAATTAGCACTATATCCCAATCAGTAATTCCCAATAAATTTAAATCACTGTTGGTAATCGTATTATCTAGAGCATAAATATTTTTTATCTCATTACATAAAAATTCAACCGCCTTTTTCCCTTGTTCTTCATCTATTATACCTGTAATATGAATAGAACCATTGCGAAATAGCTTTAAATTTATAGATTTTATATAATTCATTATAATAGTAATCTGATTATAAAAACTAGTTCGCTTTTTAACTAAATTAGAATTCGCATAACTCTGTTTTTTCTTTTTTTGTTTAGGAATTCCCTTTGGAGGTTTATCCATATATTCCATACTCAATATTTCATATTTATTTTCTTCATTACGATAAGGTGTAAAATACTTATAGAAAACATCAAGATTAATATCTATTCCTAATTTACATAGAACAGTAATAGTAGATACACGAATAGGCGTTATATTTATGTCTGGTGTCTCTAAATTAATTATTTCTTCATTTTCTAATGGTTTATTATATTTAAAATATTGAGCAATTTCATGTAAATACGGATTTTCTAAAAGCTTTTCTTGAAATATATCAATAATACTATTTTCAACATGTACCATACGATTAGACATTATTGATATAATTTATTAATTTGATATGAAAATAATATAAAGAATTCTAATTAATTTTATTATAATTATCTTTATATTACTTTCAATTTTTTATAATTATTGGATAGAGTTATAAATAATAAAATTTTATTATATCATTTAAATTTTTTTAATATTCTAAATATAGAAAATAAGCTGTTTTACTAAATATATTCTATGTGTGATATTAGCTTAACAAATGGTAAAGGCCTGTTAGGACAAGTTATAAATAAAATACATGAAGAAAAAATTATAAATACACCAATAGAACTGGAAACTTTTTTAATAAAACGAGATAATGATGTTCCAAAAATAGACTATAGTAATGTGAATAATCCAGAAAATAAACTTGACCCTAAAGTATTAAATGATATTCAAAGATGGCAACATATTTATTACATATTACTTTCAGAACCACCAGTAGATAGTGCTAATATAGATTTATTAACAAAGAGGGCAACAGTATTAGAAGACGCATTACATATTTTAGTAAATGATTACACAAAAATAAATAATGAATTTATCCAAGATATACATCTAACTGATAAAAACAGAACAGCAAATTTACAACTTACAGAAATATACGATTTACCAACAGACATATTATCTGAAAAATGGAAAATTATTTTAAAATATCAAAATATATTTAAAACTCTTTATAATATTTTAGATGATAATTTAAAAAAAACAATTCAATTAAACGATTTGTAATTACTATAATTTATATACAACCAAATCAATATCTAGTTAGATAAATGTATATAAACAATTTGATTATTATTTAGATAAATATGATCAAATTGTCTTAAAAAGTATTGTCTTAAAAGTTGTGTATATATTACAATTAAAACATTCTCTTGCGGTTTTGTCTTTTGCTAGTTTGTCTTTTACTATTTTGTCTTTTGCTAGTTTGTCTTTTACTAGTTTGTCTTTTACCAGGTTGTCTTTTATTACTTTTTCTTAGATTTGTTTTATTTCTAAGGCTATTACGCACTTTAAATCCACCTTCAAACATATCACCCTCTATAATTATTTTAACACGATTACCTTTTTGTAAATAATCACTTAAATGATGGCCAGGCTGTAATTCCTGTTTAGGATAGAGGAATAATTGAACATTATCTAAATGATGTCTACAAGATGCATACTCCGCAAGTTGATCAATGGGTGTGCTTACCTTGATATTTAGATTTTCACGAACCCCTCTATAATCAAATTGAATTGTAACATCTCCATCATTCAAATATTGAGATGTAAATTCAGCAATAAATCTTTGTTCTTCTATTTGTCGAGCTTGTTTACGAGCAGCATCAGCAGCTTTGGCCATTTCTAAAGCATTAGCCTCGGCAGCAGCTGCGGCAGCTCTTTGGTCATCTTTGGCGAGTGATTCAGCATATGCTTTATCTACATTACTGTTAACAACCGCAGTATCCCTCATAAATCGGGCAGGAGCAGGTCCTTTTTTTTTTTTAATTATACCTAATTTCTTAGCAATCATAAAATATAATGTAATTAGTTCATTCGGTGGTAAAACCATCGTGTTAATACTTATACCTCTTGCATAATCCTCAAATATCGCTATTTGTTCTGGACTAAAGTAAGCATCAGCCATTTGTGTATATATATTAATATATATTTTTTTAAAAATTATATATTAAATTATATATTAATTTTAACCTTACAGCGTTTTGAAACCTCCAGGAGGTGTCCTGAAATTCCTTAAAATCAACCAATTTATAAATATTAGGTTGTTTAATACTTGGTAAATAACATAATATTATATACTTATGTAAAAACACAAAATATATGCAACGCTGTAATGGTTAATCAATGATGATTAAATTAGTGATATTCAATAATTTTGCGAAATCAGATGATATATATTCCTATTTAATATTGAATTCTTCTTACATTTTGTTTTCTTTTAGATTTTTTTCCACCTGAAACACATTTTATTTGAAAAGGTCCTGGATTTAAAGTAGTTCCCGTATAATCTTGGACACCTGGTAACACTTCCGAAAAACTATTACCCAATCTATCAACAACAGGATACATTGTGGTTGAACCTGGAACTACATCATTTCCTAAAGTAAGCCCTTTATTTATCATCCAAGATGCTGTAGGTTGCATAGGAACGCCACAATGAGCACCCACACAAGGTTCACCAACATACCAACCATTATTAGCAGTAGGTCCTGGTATTAAATCGGAACGACCAGGAATAGGAAAAGGTATATCAAGGGTTCTTCCTCCACCCAATTGTTTCTTTTTACTAAGACGTCTTCGTCCTCCACTCATTTTTACACCACGCAATAGTGCTGTATCCTGAACGGATATAATATTACCTGATCCTCTTAAGGAATCACCAGCTTGTTCAGCAGGAGTTTTACCACTATCATTTGGGTCATAGTAAGGTTCTAAGAATGGTGCGGTCATTTTTGTTATATATATATATATAAAAACAAGATTTTATTTAAAAAAATATATATTATTGTATATTTAGGATTAGTTTGATTAAACGAATTTTAATTAAAAAATATTTAATAAACGCGGTAATTGTATATTTTTTTTTAAGATTTTAGGGGATTAATAGTTACAAAATTTGTAGGAATTAATCTATCTAATTCAAAATCATATTTAAAAGTCTTGTATTTTTTTGGTGGAATTGAATGATAAAAACTAAATCCAGGATATATAATATATGCCTTTAATACTTCACCTGTTTTAGGTTGGATTACTTTATTATCACTATTTTTGTATGATTTAGGAATAATGGATTTTCTATCGCACATATCTTCTATAATTCCCAATTCAACACCAGCTTTGTTATATAATTTATTTTCATTTTGATAGAAAGTAAAATCATATATACCATCATTTATATTTACGGTATTTTGAAATATTTCACTATAATTCGGTTTTACATTTTTTGGCTGTCTAGTTTCCAGTTGGCCTAAGGGCTTAATCTCATCTACATCAAACGTCGGTATTATGTCTGGAATAATTATATCCTGTTCCAAAAGCCAATCCGTCAATTTAATATTTCTACGCTTTAATTCTTCTTGAATAATACCAAACATTTTTTCACTTATGTTCATTTATGTTTTACCAGGTTTTAAATATATGTATAAAAAATTGAAACAATTTATTTAAACTTCAATTTTTTATTCATATATAATACAAAATTAATACAATGTTTGAAGAATTAACAGAAAAATTATTAGAAACATACAGTGATTACGCAATTCACTATTTTTCTATAGGTTGTGCTGAAAGTAGTATTTCAACAAGTGACCCTAAATATGTATGTCAACAATTTCCAATTGAACTTCAAAAAAGATCAGAAAATATGTGTCTATATTTAATTGATAAAATGTTAGAACCTGTTACGTATGTTGAAATTTTACTTAATAATCTTAATTATAAACTTATTTCTGATTATATCATTTGTTCAATTAATAATAGTAGTATTAAAGTATATAAAGGAACTACCAATATAATTCAATTAGTAATTCTAAGAAGTAATGATATATATACCTATGATTATATTAGTGATGAATATGTAATGCCTGATAAAAATTTCGATTTTTTCACTCTAATGATATCGCTTATATATGATAATAATAATATTGCTATATTTCAAACATATAGTGGACATAATTTAAAAGTAATAGATAAATACTGCAAATGTAACGGTTATTTAGATAAAATTATGGTAGGTATTACCTGTGGAAAAGATTTTTCATGTTTTGTGCCTGATACTTTTTTAAATAAAATACAATTTAAAACAAAAATGGGTATTTTATGTATTAAAAATCCTAATAAAATTCCAAATTTTTGTATGCGAGATAAATTTTTAAAACATGGAATAAATAGTAATTATGGTAAACAATTATTATATATTATGAACAACCGAATTTTTAGTGAATTGCGACTTATTGCTAATTTATTAGATTTTGTTAGTAGAAGAATTGATAAAAATGAAAATGTGGAATTATCTGAAATTAATTACTATACTGAAATTCCAGATTATAACTTAGTAAAACAAGAACTTTTAGATACAAAATCTATTTATAAAATTAAACCCTTAATTCAACAAATATTTGAAAATCAAGTTAGACAATGCCAATATTTTCTCCCAGAAGAGTTGCGTTGCGAGTATGTTATACAAAGCACTATTATAGACCCAACGCCTTCTGTGAACTTTGTTTATAAACTGTACAATAATTTCAAAAATATATACCCAATTGATAAAATAGCAATTGAATATTAAAAAAAATAAATATTCTTATTAAATTTTATAAACAATATTGTAATACAACCTATTACAATAATTATAGTAGTAAATATAAAAAAAGGCTCCATTCGTTATATCAATGTAAAATAAAATTATCAAATATCACATTTTTAAATAAATTTGTAAACAAAACATAAATAGATATAAAGTTTATTTATATTTTACTATATAAATAGATGGAAATTTTTAAAGATCCAATTAGCTACATATTTAGAATTATTCGTCATATAATTGATAAAAATAATAATTATAATTCAGAATATATTATTAAAGCATGGGGTGGGTGTATAGGAAAAAAATTAAGAAGAGAAGAAATTCTAGAATTTAATTTAGTAATAGCTAATGATATACTAATCAATGAATTAATAGATATTTTAAAAATAACTGAAATATTGCGTCAAAATCCAAAACCAATTGTGAATAATCAAAATAACCAAAATAACCAAAATAACCATTATAGTCAAAATGAGAAAAAAAATATACAATTTTTATTTAATGATAAAATTATCAATTTAAATATTTGTTCTCATTTAAAATATATTTCAGGTTACAACTATAATAATTATAATTTACATATTGACCCCAATATTTTTTTTACATGTGATAATTTATGTATTGATTTAAATGGGAATATAGCAACAATAATTCCATCACCAATAGCTGAAGATAGTAATATCAATTGGATTACAAGATCAATTTATGATGCTTTACATAAAAAATTCAGTATAATTTCAACTTTTGAACAGACAGATTTACAAAAAACAATTGAAATAAATATTAAATACACTGAAATGCTAAATTTAGGATTTACCTATGTAAATGATCCTTCTTTACCTTACAAATATAATATATTTAAAACATATACTGATATTACTGAATTTTCTAGTAATGCGATATCGACAAAATGTCCGATTTGTTATGAGAATTATGATGATCCAAAAGACACAGTATTGTTAGGTTGTCTACATGATTATCATATAAACTGTCTACATACTTGGACAAAAAAAAATAAGACCTGTCCTCTATGTCGTATAGACATTAATTTTAAACCTAGCACCAAATTTGGAAATTATGATATTGATAATATTATTCAAAATTATAATGTAGAGTAATAATTAATTTTGGGAAATATGATAAAAAGTTACACAATGTAAAAAAAATAGTGTTAGATTGTGTATTTTTACCTACTTACATTTTAGGTTCAAGAGGAATCATGCGCACCAATCTCTGTAGTTTCATCCAATTGGGTTCAGGTCTTGCTTCTCCTTTCTTCTTGTCGTAGGTGAGCTCCTCGAATTCTTGTGGAGACATCCGCCTAACAACCAAATTGTTGTAGGCGACCCATTGTGAAATCAGCTCGAATGGCTCGACAAGACGCTGTCGTCCAAGGCTTTTCATGTGCGCCTTAAACCCAGCGTGTGCGTTCAGCTCATCAAGAGAAGTCCAGAATAGACCTTCGTGGTCAATACCAAAATAATCTTCAAGTTGCTTTTTGAAATTTGCGTCCATAATTGTCTTGCTGTGTATAAAC